GTCGGCAGCATTCGTCAGCATCCGCGGCCCCTCGAACCACGCCATCACCACCGCATCACCACGGTCGGTGGACCTACCGAGGCGCTCCACGACCTTGTCCTTCGGCTCGATGTCGATGCCCTTGGATGTCGGCGTGAACGTCGGCGCCGTCAGGTCGGCCAGCAGTTGCGGGTCGGGCGGGAGAGCGATCGGACTGCCGCCGGGCTGCCCGGGGTCCAGCGCCTCGCGGAAGACCCAGTAGGCGGCCGCGCGCTTGGTCGGGAAGCCGAAGTTGCCGTCAATCGAGCGCCGCGTCGTGCCCTCGGCCCCCTTGTAGCCCACCACCGGCCGCTGGCCACCGCGGTCCGGCAGGTTGGCCCGCAACTGCTCGTAGGTGCTGGCGCCGTACCCGCCACCCAGGTCGATGACGATCTGCGCGTTGTCCTTGCGGTAGCTGATGATGATGCCGGCGCAGTAGGCGCCCTGCCGGTCCATCGGGATGTCGCGACCAGGAATCTCGACCATCTCGTCGAACCAGCCGTCGCACCTCCGAGCCAGGATCATCGGGTCGTCCCCGCCGCCGCTGGCGTCCACGCCGATCGCGCACATGGGCACGCCCTTGGGAGGCGTGTTCTTCCAACGCTTCTGAGCTTCCGTCACCCAGACGGTCGGGATGACCTGGTTCGGCACGTCCTTGAACGCGGTGCGGAACCCGCCCAAGAGCAGCGAGCGCCACGGCTCGGGCATGGCGGCCAGGCGGTCCTCGTAGCCGGTCCCCGCGTAATACGGGTTGTCCTTGACCGAGGCCTTGATGTAGGTTCTGGACTGCGCGCGCACCATCTTGTGCACGCCGGCCACCACGGTCTCGTACTCGCCGGGGCCGTCGACCCACTTGTCGTTGCCGTCCTCGTCGCTGATGACCCAGCGCAATTCCCCATCCTTGGCCGGGAAGGGATAGGTCGGGTCCAGCCATGGGGCGAACATCTTGATGACCCACAGGCCCTCTGGCCTCAGAGGCGGGTTCGTGGCCATCACCACCCGGCAGCGCTGCTTCGGGTCATCAGAGCGGTTCCAGCCCATCACGAAGCGCACCTGGCTCTCAGCGAAGTGGGTGGCCTCGTCGATGCCGATCAGGTCGCGGCCCTTGCCCATCTGGCCCTGCTCATCACCGATCCGATGCGCGGCCGCGAAGCTGATGAGGTGCCGATCGTCGATGCGCAACTTCGGCGGTGGGCTGCCGTTGAATCCGTCGCGACTGCCGTGGATTCGCAGCGCGTCGTTGATGAGGCCGTCGAGGTCGCCGTACTCGCGGCGCATCACGAGAACCTGCTGGTGCTCGTTGAACGCGAGGCCAAGGATCAACTGCGACTTGCCGCCGCCCGGCTCGCCGCCGTACAGCAGCACGTCGGCCTGGGAGAAGTAGGCGCGTGTCTGCGGGCCCGGGTTCGGAACCCAGCGCATGTCCTTCGTGCCGGCGCGCACCTGCGCTTCGACCTTGGCCCGCCGGTCCTCCGGGAGAGCGCCGTACCGGGCCAGGATCTCGTCTAACACCGAACTACCTGGGGTTGGCCCCGTCGATCATGCGCACCCCGCGCCCCTTGCGCGTCCTCTTGCGGCCGGGCTTGGCCTTGGGCGTGCCGTCCGCCTTCAGGCCGTAGGGGGCCGGCGGGTCTTCGTGCAGCTCGATGGGTGCCGAGGGCTCGAAGTCCACCGGCGCCTGCAGCACCTTCGGCACCAGGTCAGGCCCCAGGTGCGCGTTGCGGTGCACCCAGGTCGAGTGCATGTAGTTCACGTCGTCGATGGCGCCGCGCAGGAACGTGGCCTCATCGGCCTTCGCGCGCGACATGCGATCGGCCTCCATCACGCGGCCGTCGAGCTCCGCCCGGCGCGCGCGCCACTTGCGGAACGAGTGCGACCACTCGTGCTGCCCGTAGCGGAAGCGCGGCGTGAAGAGGTCCGACTCCATCGGGATGCCGACCTCGATGCCTCGAGCGCGTGCGATGTAGGACAGGAAGTGCAGACCGGCGCGCTGCATCTCGTACTCCTCGCCGGCGGCCATGTCGATGCCCCAGAAGCCGATCTTCGTGGCGCCCATCTTGATCGCCCTGGCCATCATCCAGTAGACAGTCGACGAGCAGAACCAGTCGTGAGGGTCGAACTCGGCCTGGATCTCGTCGAAGGGGAACACCTCGGAGCCCGGCAGGTCGCCCACCGGCGCGCCCGTCCACAGCTTGACGCCGCGCGTGGGCAGGTTCTTCAACCACTGGCAGTACTCGGGCGAGAACCACGGCTGGCCGGGCTCCCACAGGTGCAGCTCGTACCACTCCGTAACCCGGGATGCGTAGCCGAAGAGGCCCGGCGAGCAGCCCCAAATCTGCCACTCGGGGTCCTGGTACGGGGCGAGGCGCAACGACGCCGGCGCGGAGCCGACAAGGGCGATCTTCAATTCAGCCATCAGCTGCTCCCCTTGGTCGTGCCGCGCACGACGAGGGTGCGGATGTCGCTGGCCCAGTTCTGGATGCCGCCGGCGCACAGGCTGATGCCGACCGCTTGGGCCGGCACCTCTTGCCCGATGTAGGTGGCCTGTGTCTCGCCCTTGCGATTGCCGAGGATCACGGCGCAATGCACCGTGTCCTTCAGTTGCTTGCCGGACTCGACACGATCGGCGAACTGCCGCAGCAGCGTTGCCAGTTCCTTCATTCCCAGTGCCCTCCTCAGAGCGAAGATCGCCCGGCTTTGAAGCCCCGGGCGCTGGCGTGACCGATCACGTGGTCGTCGTGAGCGACAGGCTCGCCGTGCTCAGGCCGAAGCTCACGCCCCACTGCGCCGTGGTCAGGCCGATGAGGTTGAGCACCGCCATCGCGTTCTGCGTGGACTTGGCCACCGTCATCGACGTGCCGAGCGTGCTGATGAACGTCTCGCTGTTGGCCGTCTTCAGGTAGACCGTGGCGCCCGTGGTGCCGAACACGACCGACTTGCGCACACCGGGGATCGGCGGGTCGAGCGTGTAGACGCCACTCGAGGCAGCCGAGGTGAGGTAGCTCACGCCGTACGCCGCGAGGTTCGTGGCCGTCGTCTCGCTCGTGGTCACGGACATGCGGATGTCCTCGGGCCCGCACAGGAAATCCGGCGGGTTGCCCGAGCGGCCGGTGCCGCTGACGTTGGAACTCATCGACTGCAACCCGAAGCGGTTGCCGAAGAGGCTGGTAGTGATTCTGGCGGCGAAGCCCATGATGGTCTCCTAGCGTGTCATGACGCCGGGGGTTGCGAATAGGCCCGGCGCTGCGGTGCCCGCGGAAGTGACTGCGCTCAGCCACGCGAACGAGAGCCCGGGGCCAGCCAGCATGATGAAGTCCGAGTCCGCAGGGACCGGCATGCCGGCCGCAGGCGTGGCTGTCGTCGGCACGGCGGCGGCAATGCTGCTGCTGCCAAGCGCAGCGTACACCGGGACGCCGGAGCCGCCCGTGGTCGGGTAGCACAAGCGCACGGCGTGCACGACGCCCTCGGTGGTGCTCAGGGCGGTGGCTGCCACGCTGGTGCTGCTCGAGGCAGCGACCAGGACCGTGGGGCCGGTCGGGGAGAATACGGGCTGGCTCATTGGACTGTTGACCCTTCCGGCCGCTGCTCGGCAGCCTCGGCCTGAGAGAACAGGAACGCCACGCGGCGCGCGACCTCTTGGGGGGCAAGCGGAACGTCGTTCCCGTCCTTGTCCGTCACTCCCACCTCGGTCTTGTCGCGCCACAGGGCAGGCTGGCGGTTGCGCAGCCACAACGACGCGGCTTGCGTGTCTGGCGGGAAGTGCTCCACGTATTCCTCGTGCCGAACTTCCTTGTCCACCAACATGATCTTCACGGCCTTGTGGCTGTAGCCCCTCGCGCGATTCCACAGGGCAGAGGCGATCTCTGCGTCAGCAATGACCTTTCCGCGCGTAATGGCGTCCAGAAAGCTGGGATTCGCATCCATCCAGTTGTGAATGGTTGCCACGGCCACGCCGAAGAAATCGGCCATCTGCTCGTTGGTTGCGCCCAAGAGACACAGCTTCTCCGCCTGCACGTCCATCTCAGGGCGGTACTTCGTGGGTCGGCCGTTCTTGCCTTCGCTCATGGTTGTTGAGTGTGCCCCATGTGCCATCAGGTTGTCGCGGTGTGAGACTGTCCAGTTTCAGAAAGCCAGAAGTTGTAGAAGCGCGCGGCGGTCTGGTAGCCGGGGTTCACGATACGACCGCGGCGCATCTGGGCGATGTAGCCCGACCCCACTCCGGCGGCGATCTCGATCTTGTAGTCCGGCCAACCCATGGTGTTGAGCTCGCCCGTCATCTCGAGGATGTCGACGTGCATCGGGATGTGGCTGAGCTTCACGCGATGTCTCCCAGGGTGAGCGGCGTACCGGCCGCCAGGTCTTTGAACGCGCACTTGCCATCGAGCGGTGTGTAGCATGGTAGCCCGGAGGCCGGGCGCGCGGTGCGCACGTTGTCGCCCAGCACCAGCCGAGCACCTGCCGGCGTGTCCTTCACCACCCACAGGGAGCGGCGCATGGTGTCGTTCTCGCCCCCGGGCTTCGGGCGGCGCTTGTTCGGCTGCGACGCGTCATGCGCTTGGTGGCAGGTCTCGACCATCAGCTCGAACTCAGCCGGCTCCATGCTGAAGCCGGAGTCCAGTCCACCGTCAGAGCGGGAGAGCGTGAGGTGCTTCTCGATGTAGGTGGCGCCCAGCGCCGCAGCGGCTGCGGCCACGCCGCACCCGAGCGAGTGATCCGACAGGCCCCAGTCATCGAACATGTCAGCCCAGTAGCGCAAGACCACGTCCTCCGGCCTCGATGGATAGGCGCTGACGCAGGCCAGTGGGAAGCAGTTCGGCAGCGCTGCCGCCATGGCCGCCTGCACCTCCCACCTCGCGGCCATCCCCGTGCTCAGCATCACCGGCTTGCCCTTGCTCGCCATGTACCGGATGAGCGGCAGGTCCACCAGCTCGAACGAGGCGACCTTGTGCCGCTTGACGCCCAGCGATTCCAGGTAGTCCACAGAGGCATTGTCGAAAGCAGCGCCGAATGGCTCCATCCCCCGGGCGCGGCAGCGCTTGAAGATGTCAGGCAGCCACTCCCACGGGGTCCACGCCTCCTCGTACAGCTCGAACATCCTGCGCCCGGCCCAGGCCCCGGATGGGATCACGTAGGAGCGATCCACGCACATCGTGCCCGGCTCCCACACCTGGACCTTGAACAAGTCGGCGCCAGCATCCGCAGCAGCGTCAACGATCTTCAGCGCGCGTTCGAGCGAGCCGTTGTGGTTGGCCGAGAGTTCGGCGCAGATTTCAAGCATGGGATTCCTTGCGCAGCGTGACCTGGATCGGCCCCTTGAAGCCGATGGACTCGAAGAGCTTCAGGCTCACGAGGTTGCGCGGGTTGATGTTGGCCAGGTACTCCTGGCGCGGGTGCAGGCGCATCAACTCGGTGATGGCCGCCTTGGCGTAGCCATTGCCGCGAAACTCGCGCAGGATGCCGATGCCGATCTCGCCCGCATTGGTCAGGTAGCAGGCGCCGGCATCCGCGCCGTCTGCGTGGATGATGTACCAGGCCAGATACGGACGGGAGTTCACAAACCGCTGGTGATCTTCCCAGGTGGGCATCGCACGGTGGCTGATGCTCTCCTCTGGCTGACGTTCGCCCAGCAGCCGAAACAACATGTTCGCCGCTGCAGCCA